TACTGCAAGTGATTTGATGACACGCTCGTCACCAGCTTGTACCGCTGAACGCTGGTTGTTGTTACCTGTGAAACCTAAAGCAACATTCATTTGGAATGCTGATAGGTATACAGTGTCAGGATTGCCACCGTTTTCCCAGATAGACTGCATAACACCATCAAAGCGTGCTTGTGAGAACGCGATCAATGTTGTTGTTTCGTCTGTACGAGCGTCTGTACCGTCACCAGTTGGGTCTGCACCTTCGTTAGCACCAAAGTCTGTGTTTGATGTCAACCATGCAGGCGCACCAGCAAGCTCACGCGCAGTTGTGGAGTTACCCGCTGCACGAGCATTGTTGTCGAAAAGTGCTTTTTCGATGTCCAATTTTTGCTCTTTGGCAATTTTTAGCGTTTGGTACGCGATTTCACGCGCACGGCCTGCTTTGTCCAAACCTTCGTCAGTGTCAGGAACGACAACTGCGTTCTTGAAGATTTGTGTGTAGTTGCCCAAGCGAGTTGTCGCTGTGCGTGCTTCTGCAGTTGTTGCGTCACCTTCAATGTGAGCGTTTGCTGCAGATGCGCGTAGGCTGTCTGTTTGCCATTCATGCAAAGTATTGCGAGCGCGTGTCTTGCCAGACTTTGTGTAGAATGGTGTCTCTTCTGGAGAGATGTTTGTGATGACATCTGATAGGTCTTCACGAATGCCGACTGCATCATAGCTGTCGAATGTGTTGCTTGGCTGTGCCATAGTTCACTTTCCTTTACTAAAGTTTAGGGTTGATAAGCAAATCTGCCATGTCTGCGATATTCCCAGTTTTCATAGCTTTTGCTTCCTGCTTTCTGCGAGTTACAGTTGCACTATCCTGAACACGTTTGGCACCAGACTTGACCATAGGCTTCGCTTTCTTAGCTTTCTGGTCTACGTTTTTGCGATTGGCCTGCAGTCTGCGATAACGTATCGCGTCGTACAGGATTTCAATCTCTACAGCATCGGTAAGTTGCATTAGAGCTTCCTGTGGAACCCCGTAATACTCCTGACCGCCGCGTAGCATGTCCTGAGCCGCTTTCTCATATTTCTGAGGGTCAGCGAAATCTGGCACACGTTGCTGCAATAGCTGCATTTGCTCCTGACGGTGAGCTGCTTTCTGAGCTTCCGACTGTTGCGCACGCTGCTGCTGCATTTGCTGTACTTGTTGCATCTTGACGTTGTACTCACCCATTGCCGTTTCGTAGGCTTCCTTCTCTTGCATGTACCCAATCGGGTCACTCTCAAGAAGTTCCTTTGAGGGCGGCGTAGGTGGAGCAAGTTCGCCATTCTGCGCTTGCTGGGTTAAAGTGTTCAGCACGTTTAACTGCTGAGCTAATTGCGCTTGAAGTGCCTCATTTTGCTTTGCAACTTCAGCATTCTCACGCATTTTTTGCTGAATATAGCCCTGACCCGCTGCAGATTGCTTTAGTTGGGAAAGGGTCCAGCGCTCTGGCTTACCATCAATGGTGATGTCATACAGAGTTTCTTCGCTGTCATCCTCAACGGCTTCTACCTCGTCAGTATATTCAGTTGCGTCATCTTCATATTCTTCATCGTCAGACGCTTCGATGACATCTTGATCCTCTTCTGTTTCTTCTATGACTTCGCTCTGATCGTCACCAGTTGGCTCAACCATAGCCTCAACAGCTTCATCAAGATTGCTTTCTGGACTACCCTCTTGCGGGGCTAACAGGCTGTCCACTGCCTGATCTAGTGTAGTCGCTTCCACGGTACTACTCCTATCTGCTGCGATCTAACATGCGCTCTGCTGCTATTGCCGCGTCAAGCTGCATTTCGATCTGGTTCAATGCACGCAGGATGGCGTGCGCCTCTTCGCGCTGCTCAACTTCGCTGGCAGCACTATTCGAAAATATGCTGATCTGCACATCACGAACATCTTGGACAAACTGCATAAACGCAGTGTCATTCTTTAAACGCTTGGCTTCGTCAGCCTGTATGCGAATATCACTCATTAGCCTCTAGCCGCCTGTTGCGCTGCTTTGATCGCAGCTACGTCTACGCTTGTGCCATACTGACCTAAAACCTTGGCTGCATCTACCAGCAAGTCTTGATCCATCTGGTCACGCTTGCGGTCATCTTCCATAGCCAGCTTTTGCTGCTCTAGTTGCAGTTTAGCCATGTCTGTCTGCATCTGCGTTTGCGCTTTCATTTGCTCTGCCGCCAAGAATGCTTGGTTAGGGTCAGTGCCTTGCGCCTGCTGTGCCTGAGCTTGCTGCTGCATTGCGAGTAGCTGCTGCTCAACCTCTGGCGTGATTGGCGCAAAGTAACGATCTGAGTTGCGGATGCCAGACGCTGCAAGCATGTCAGACAGCGTATTGCGTATGTTGGTCAAGCTCACCATGCCGTTGAATGGGCCATACGCTGTGTAAATCTGCTGCTGGATTTGGAACGCTTGCTGAAGCGCCATCATCTTCTCTTCCTCGCGGCCTGTACCCAAGCCCACGTTGATGCCGATGTCCATGTCAGCACGCCATACGCGGGGATCAACCTGCACAAACTGACCGCCCATCTTGATGAGTTGCTCTTCGTCTGTGTTCTTGATTGCTGCGCGTAGCATGATGCCAAATAGGCGCTTCATACCGTCTGCAAGGTTGCGCACCATCACCTCAATCTGACCAGCCTGTGATTGGATTGTAGCTTGCACCGCAGCCTTTGTAGTGGACTGCATCGCATCTGGGTCTAGCCCCATTGATGCACGTGAAACACCTGTCTTGTTCTCCACAACTTGATCCATGTAGGTAAGCGCACCTAGCGTTTGGCCTGCAGTAAATGGAACGCTAAGTTCCTGCACCGCACCAGCTTGACGCATACGCACGATTGCTCCGATCTCATTGTTCAGCACATCGTCGATATTAACCGCACCATCAACAATACCAATGCGAGGGTTGTTCGTCATCGCTACGTTGTCTAGCACGCCGCGTAGGATTGCTGTGCTTGCGTCTTGGTCATCAATGACGATTTCCGCAAGAGAACGCCCGTAGAATGTGTGTGGCTCTGGATCGACCTCAAACACAGCAAACGGCACCTCATCCCAAGGCTCAAAGTCTAGCAGTTTGTAGTTTGTGCCGCCGCAGATAAAACGATGCAGAACTGGTACGCCTGTGCCATCTACGTCAATCTTCATATAGGCTTCTGTGACTGCCACAGAGCGCATTGCAGGATCGCCCTCTTGGTCTTCGTAGTCGTCCTGTGAGTAACCCTGACGCTCTATGGTTTCAGCCTCAGAGATGTCTGATGCGCCGTATAGGCCATCTAGTCTGTATACGTCCTCAAAGTCATAACCCATCTCCACAAGCTCACCAACGCGCATCTCTGTGCGGTGCGCTACGATATACGCATCATCTATGTTGCGTGCTTGTGAGTTAATGAAGAACTCTTCTGGCGGAACACTCTCTAGGCGCAGCTGACCGTTAGGTATTTGTCTGCTGATCTTTAGCGAATGAACTGGCGATGCTACTTCCATGCCGAACTCATCCATGCTCATAGACATCTCCATGCCATGCTCAAGGATTTCCACATCATCATCTGATGCCAGCAGGGTGTACTCTTCGTCTGTTAGGTTGTCATACGTGAATATCTCAGCTTTGTAGCTGTTCTCGTAGTATGCTTTGACGATACCTGTTTTCTTAATCAGCGCATCGTGGATCGCATCGTTTAGCACGCGATACCCGTCATTCTTGGTGAATGCGTAGTGGATGTATTGTGTAGCCTGCTCCGCTGCAGCAACGTCCTCTGGGCCTTTTGGCAGGAACTCAACAGGCTTTGCTGTGGACATAAACACGCGCATAATGCTTGGCTTGACTGAGCGAATGGTGTCGCGCACCTTTGTTGCTACAACCTTGCTGCGCCCATCTTCATAGCCAATGTCAACTTGACCGTCAAAGTAACGCTGCGCCTTGATGCGCTCATCTGTGATTTCGCTCTCAACAAAGTCTACAGCCTGCGCCATAGCGTCTTGAACGATACCTTCAATCTCGCGTCTGTCTTTTGCTTGTGGCTGCATGTTATTGCTCCTGCGGTTCCAATAGGTTTACATTTTCGCCAGCCTCAAGGCCCAGCAAGGTGCGAATTTCTTTCATGTAAATCTTTTTCTTTGGCGCAACGCCTGTTGAAAGGGTGTTGAGAATTTGTTCAGCCTGCTTCATCGTCCCACGATCAGATAGTGCCTTTGCCCCAGTGCCAGCAACCGTAAACCCCGCCATTGCAGGATTGTACGCAATCGCGCCAACATTCAACGCCTGCATTAGTCCTCCACCTGTGGGAGCCATTTTGCCCATTAGACGCAGAGTATTATCCCTGAACCTGCCCTTAACAAACTGCTCCATCATCTTGATTTCGTAATCAAGAAAGAACTTAGTTTTCTTTTTATCTTTCAGTATGTTAGCTACTGCCCTGCGATAGTTGTTTACGATATTTCCGCCTGATCCGCTCGCGGCAGTAGAAAGCTCTGCATTTTTAAACGCATCCTCAAACAACTCTAGCTTTTTGTAGCGCTTATTGGCTTCGCGGGCAGTATTCATCAGCTTATTCGCAGGCTCTTTTGCGAGGATCGCTTCATCAATAACGTCAATCATCTCACGGATGCCCTGCTCATTCCTTGCTGCGCCATAGCGGCGATATAAGCCCTGACGCAACTTATCTAACTGACCAACAGTCAAGACCTGATCGGCTTGCGCCTGCATGGTCTTTAAGGCTGCGGTAGTCTGCAGATCAACCTCTGGCACATAATTAAACTTAGCCGCCGCTGCATTGGTTTTTGCGATTATGGCATTAACTTCTGCTTGGTTGAATTTAACACCAGCCTTATCAACCGCTTTATATGCCGCGTCTTTGGCTAGCCGCAAATTATCCAAGGTTGGGCGCTCTACTGAGCGCATAAATGTTTTATTGGCGACCTTAGCGCCAGTAGCGGGGGCAGCAAACGCGCCGATAATTCGTGCTGGAAGTTCCATAGATGGCGCATACTTTTCTGCGGCCTGACCCGCAGCCTCGCTCCCCGCCCCAGCAACGCCAGCGACTACCGCGCGACGAGCAATTCCTGCAGGGCCACCAATCGCAGCGGACGGTAAAAACTCAGCAATAGTTTGAGCGTATTCGCCTGCAGTTGTTTGTGGTTCGTACTCTTCGGCTGGAAATGCTTCACGCAGGGCTTGCCCAACTGTAGATTGCAAAACTGGCGTCTTATCGCCCACCTCGTAGCCTAGCAAATCTTTTGCCTCTTGGTATGTGCGCACACCAAAACGACCAAGCATCTCAAGAGTTTCAGGCACAGCGATAGCACCTGTGCGCAAACCGCTTTTTAGTGCCTGCTTAACATCTTCGCCTTGTGAGATTTCGGGTTGTGCGGGCGCTGGCGCAGGTGCGTCATTGCCTAGCATCTTCATGAGCGCAGCATGCGCACCTTGCGCATTCTCGCCCGTTACCCGATACTTATTTCCATTTGGGGCTGTAATCTCAAAGGTTGCCATTAATCCACCTTCACAATTGAATAGCCGTCTATGACAACAGGCTCTGCAGCAGATGCACCACCAAACCCACCGATGTAGTTCTGTATGTCACCAACGAACTGTGTCTCACCGCTTTCGGCAAACGGGTTTTCACCGTTCATCATCATCTTGAACTCCTCTGCAGTGGCGTTGCGCAACTCGCCCGTTTTTGTATCCACGATGCCATTTTTAAAATAACTGCGCACCATCATGGCTGCGCGGATATTTCGCTTAACAGCCTCTGGACCTTGCATACTGGAAAAGTTAAATCTTGTCTTACCCAAAGCCTTACGTTCAGCTTCGGTCAACTGCCCTAACCCAGAGGCGCCATTTGCGCTTGATGCTTTCAAATCGGCAAGCGCACCAAATTGCATTTGTGCCTCAAGTACCTCTAGGTCTTCTTGGATGTCTTTCTGGGTCTGCCCAAAAATTGTCTTAGCAAACGCAGTCCCGACCAAGCCTGTCGCAGGTATGAATGATGGATTATTCGTAATGTCATATAAAATCCTGCTGCCTGTTGCGTTGAATGTCAGCTCATCTTGAAGTGCTGTTCTTTCCTTTGCTGCAGCAGCCTGCTTTGCCTCAATATCTTCTTGCGCGGCAGGGCCACCCTCGACCTTAACATATCCATAGGTTTCATTACCCTGATCGTCTTTGCCCCTAACAAGGCGATAGCCTTGCGGCGTAGACCCAAACTCTTGCTTGACCCGCAAAAAGTCTGTGAATGAACCCTGAAAACCATCTTGCTTGGCTAGCGCATATTCGCGCATGTCATCTGTGCCTTTTTGGCCTTTTCCAAAACTTAATGCATCCGATGCGCTTATCGCCCCCTGACGTAAAAGATTTGCCGCATCAGTTTGCCCAATGCGCTCTAAATAATCCGCAGTGGCGTTTCTAGATACTTGCTTCCTGCGCTCTTCAGCGCGATTAGCGATGGCCTGCTGCGCACCAGCTATCTGCGCGGCAAACGCACGCGGGTCAGACCCAGCAAGAATACCCATCCGTAGTCGATCACGGAAATCTTCGCTAAGACCCAGTGCGCCACCTATCCCTTGCCCACCAAGTATGCCACCAAGTAAGCCTTGAGGCTGCTGTTGAGGTTGAGCCATTTGTGCTGGTTTATTATCCATAGACGCACCGCCTTTTCCGTAACCTTCCCAAGCACCTGTGCCTTGGGTTTTAAGAATATATTGACCAATCTTGTCCTGAGTGGCCTTGTCAAATTTCTGATTTAGGTCAAGCCCAAGTGCATCTACCGCCTTGCGCAATGTTGATCCTACGACCTGATACGCGCCGACTGGTGTTGCAACACCCATTTCTGGGTCTGGTCTATTCTTCGCAACATACTGACCGTATGCGCCCTTTGGATTTGTAAAATCTAAAACTTGCGCAAGAGACATATCAGAAACTTTAACATTGCTGAACGCACCATCTGGACGGTTCTGATAGCCGAAGAGGGCGTCATAGTCGCCCCCGCTTTCACCGCCAAATATATTCTTCTGATGCTGTTCCCAAGTAAGTGCCATGCTAAATAAACGCCGTGAGTAGACCTAAAGGATTGAATGGTGTACTTGACGTTGCGGTAGTCGGAACCTGAATACCACCAAGTACGCTTGTCATTGCGCCCAAGCCCTGCAGTGGCGCACCAGCCGCGCCATAGTACTGATTTCTTGCTGCATCAGCCAACTGCTGCTCCAACTGACGCTGGAACGCGCCCTGACGCGAAATCGCGTCCTGCGTGCTTTGCCCCATTCCGTAAAGCTGACCGCCAAGCCCTGCAAGGCCACCAGCACCACCAGCCTGAACACCTGCCGCGCGGAACGCTGCGTCCACATTGCCCGTGCGAGCCTGTTGTTCTAGCTCCGCTTGGCGCATCTGACGTTGGCGCTCCCCACCAATATCAAACTGCGCTGCGCCCATAGCAGTGTCATAAGCGCGTTGACGTTGCTGCGCTGCAATGTCGCCAGCCATGCGCCCATACTCACCAGCCATAACACCTTCAGCAACGCCGTGACGCGAGCCACCAAACGCGCCTGCCTGAGTAGCCTGTGCGCCTAGCTGGTTTTGCGACATTTGCTGTTGACGCATAATGTCTTGCTGAGTGCGATCAATGACGTTCTGTGTGTATGGGTTCATGTATTGGTCAAGATTGGCGGTGCCTAAAGTTCCCGCCTGACCAATCTGCGCTGCGCTCATTGTGGGAGCTTGAAAGTTCGATAAATTGCCGTATGTCTCGCCTGCCCCGCGCATTGCTTGAGCAGAACCTTGAAACACATTCGTAGCTGGCTGAATTTGTTGATTACCTTGCTGTCCCATTATTAACCTCCGAACAAGCCTTTGAGGCCACTAAATAAAGTGTTTGAATTAGAACCTTTGTTTACAGACGCAAAGAAGTCTTTATTTTCCTTGCTAGGGCGAGTGGTCACAAGCGATCCAGAGCCACCGAATGATGTTGGGTTATCATAAGTAATAGGACCACCAAAAATCTCACTTACCTTATCCCCCACGATAGGAATACCAGATGTGGTACGACGCAGGCTGTCCTGCAAGCCCACACCTGCTGGGGCATAACCCTCTGGATACTGCGGTCTAGACGCAAGGATTTTATCACGCTCCGATACGTAAACATCACTTTCGCTTCCCGCTCCAGCTAGTGGCTGCGCAGAGGCAAAGCCATTGCCGCCCGTGGCTGCGCTTGCCCCAACAGCAGGTAGCGGGCCAGTGCCAGCGCCAGTAATCGGATCAAACCCTGTCATACGCGCAAAGTATTCATACTGATCTGGGCGCTGCTCTTTTAGACGCTCCATGTCGGCAACATACATTGGATAAGAGCTATATCCAGTTACACCACCAGATGTGACTGTCGGCATGCCGCCCATACTCAACTCAGCAGGCGCATCTAAGCCAAATGCTGATGCCATAGAGCCTACGTTGCGTGATGCAGCTTGCTCATATGGGTTTACGGCAACAACATCTACGCCTGTGTAGGGTGTGCGACCTAGCTCATAAATCTGGTTGGCGCGGGAAATAGCTTCCTTTGCCGCTGTGGCGTACCATTCAGGCAACTCTGTCGATTGAGTACTTCTGCTGCTTCCCATTCTAAAACTCCAAGTGCATCGTAACAGAGTGTGGCTTCCAGCCAATTCTCTCTAAAGGTTTCTGCCATCCAAATCGACCATCAAACGTAGCAAATGAACAGCCTTGCTTTTGCGCCCATTCTTTCACATTTTCAGTCATTTGTAAAATTTCATCTAATTCACCACCCGCAAGGAACACATGCAAGGCTTTCCTGTCATGATATACCACTATTTCCGTAACAATGCATCCCCGCTTTGCAGGCCATAATTGCATCATCCCAGAGTTAATACCATTAACAACTTGCTCCCATGTATTAAGACCGCCCGATTTCTCTAAGGCGGTTTCTATCCATGATCTGCAGTATTCGATAGGATTATCCATGCATCCTCGTTATGTGCAGTGTAGACGCGGGTGCGGCAGGTGCAAACGCTGTCGCCGCTGTCGCATCAAGTTTGCCGCTTGTGCTAGACGTTGCCCACATGACCTGCAAGTAATCTCCCGCAGTTACGTCAAATTTTGCGCTGCGTGATGCCACGAATGTTGCGCCATTAACGTGCAGCGAATTTACCATTGTATTATTCGGCGCGTCTGTCCCATTTAGTCTGGGCCAAAAATAGAATGTCACCGTACTAGCAGATGACGATACGATCTGTGCAGAAAACATGACCAGATATTCGCCACTCTCATCAAAGACAATCTTTGTCGGGTCTGTGCCATCAAGTGAAATGCTTTTCGCACCTGTGGGTGCGCTGTATTGGATCGCATAGGCAGTGTTTGCAGCCGCCGCTGTTACATCTGTGGTGCGATACAAAGAGGCGTGACCATCTTCTAAGATAATCTGCACAAATTCGTCGCCCTTCGATACAACAGGATATTGGTTTTCACGATCCCATAGGATCACGCCATCCTCTGATGGGTTATCATCTGCCGTCTTAAAGCCTAGTTTAGACAAGTTTCGCTGTAGGTAATTAGATAAAGAACGCCCCCACTGGCGCAAATCAGGGCCAATAGGGGGCAGAATGGGGCTAGGCATTACCGACGACCCCCAGCAACGACATCAACACGCATTGTGCCGACACGCCACCTTGTTGGCTGATCACCCTCTACACGCATCCTGAACTGGCGACCTGAGAAACGCACAGATGTAGGATTGGCGGGGTTATACGGCCCGTAGGTGCGCTCTGTGTCATTTGGATGAAAACGCGTCTTAAAGGTTACGTCAACGTCACCCTGCGTTTTTTCGTCTGGGATTAGCTTGTTTACCTTTGCGATCTGATCACCCGCGCCGATGCTAATCGGGCCTGTTTCTGCGAAAACTGTCGCGCTGTCGTAGTTTACGCCAACCTCATGATCATAGATGTCTGTATCCGCGTTGTGGCCCGCCATCCAAGGATAACGGAATACACCGCGCGGAACACCTGATGTACGCGCCAAGTCACCGATTAACCAGTGGTTTTCCTTGTAGTCAAAAACAACATAGCGGTCTATTTCCGTGCTATTAGATGAACAGTAGAACCACCAAACTTCACCATACTGACCGTTTGCCACGGCCCAACATTTAGATTGCTGCCCTACGTTGAAGTCATCAAACACATAATCGTGAACATCACAGGGTATTTCTTGAACGCTATTACCGTCAAAGCGGAAGAAACCACGCTGCCCCATCCAGAACACGCCCGCGTCAGTGTCACATGCCGCCTTACGCGCAATAGCACCGCACGATGTACCTACACGCTCAAACCCGTATACATAAGGTGGGCCTAGATAACGCGCTGTGTGTGCGTCCTGATCCGTCAAGATAAGCGTTTGACCCTTAGCCCGAACGCCCTGCATAATCTGACCAGATGTCTGCAAAAGAATGTCGCCAGCTTCGTTTGTTGCGGCGGGTGTCCATGTGGTGTTGTCCTCACGGTCACACCATTGCACCTTGCGCGGATTGCCCCCAGCACCAAGGCAGAATACAAATCTTTCTTCCGTTACAACCATACCAAGGCTGTCTGTTGGTGCGTTACTTACGACTGCCGCATTTGCTGCCGTGTTAAGCTGCCATTCTAGTAAACGTCCGTCATCGTAGTGCAGCGCAAGCAAATATTCACCCCAGTTGTCTAAGGCCCACGTTGTCGCCTCTAAGGGTACGCTATCATCGTTTGACTGAATAGGTTGACCAAAATATCCCAGTCCATAAAACCCACCGCCAAAGCCAGTATTAACGCCAGCATCTTCGCGGCCTGCGGCTAAGTCAGTTGGTGTAATATCCGTGACCACACCCGCACCCGTCATAACTTTCAGCTCTGAGTGAGAGCCGCCAGCCATCCATGCGTTCCCGTTATTAGTTTCCCATGTATGCATTCCACGCAGCGGGTTTGTGCTAAATGAGGCTTTGCGCTCTTGCCAGCCCCCAATAGGACGTAAGCTGTTGTCACGCCAACGAACTAGCGAACCATCACGCCAACGGTTGCTTTGTTCGTAATCTGTGCCGTTGCGGTAAAATCCTGCGGGGATGTCTAAGGGAACCAGTGCCATTATGTTGCTCCGTAGATTGTACCGTTGTCTGTTAGTGTGTACGTTACGCCGCTGTCTAAAATCGCTGCACCGCCTGCACCGCCCGCACCTGCATAGCCAGAGCCACCCGCTGCCCCCCAGCCGCCACCTGCACCACCTGAACTACTAGCATTAGCACCTGCATCACCACCTGAAGCACCAGCTGGGCCTGTGTAGTAAACGGTTGTTCCAGTGGAGTTTGTATATTGTGAACCAGCACCGCCAACCCCTGGGAGAATACGACCACCGCCACCACCTTCTGAACCAAAGTAATCGTAAACTTGAACACCACCCGCGCCACCAGCACCACCGCCACCGCCGCCTGTAACTATGCGTGTGTTGCCAGAAATAGTGCCAACTCTATCTGCGCCATCAGCACCCGCAGCGTTAATTATACCACCAGCACCGCCGCCGCCAGACCCAGCCGTTGTTGTAGGTTCACCACCAGACCCGCCGCCAGCACCACCGCCACCGCCGCCTGATGAGCCGCCGCCGCTTTCATACCCTGATCCACCACCGCCACCTCCTGCGATGTATGCACCAGAGTTGTTAATTATTGTAACACCAGTAACACCTGAGTTGATTTTAATAGCGGGGCCGCCATCCGTTCCCGCTGTGCGCCCATTACCACCATTGCCGCCTTGTCCGATAATTTTGCCGCTGTTCTTGATGGTGCAGGGGATGTCGATGATAAGTGCAGCAATAGAAGTGCTGTCCGTCCAAACCCAAAGAGAAGATGGGATTGTAAGTATGCCACCGCTGCTAATGTAATCGGAAACCGTAATCTGTTTTGCTGTGCTTTCGCCATTAATTGTTACAGGCGTTAATGCTTGGCTCAAATCAGTTTCGTTGACCGCGCCGTAAAAATCACTCCACTGTATATTTTCGTTTGTGGTTGGAATATCAGCATTAGCTGATGGCCCGTCTGGCACAAGTGAGCCACCACGCTTGTATTCTGAAATAGCGTGGGGCGCGGAGCCGCCAAACTCACCGACAATATCTGTTGTTATGCTTAACTGACCAGATGATTTAACCGCCATTTTTTAAAGCCTCAATTTCAGCCTTTAACTCTTTGATTGCTTCTATTAACAAACCGTGTAGCTGGTCATACTGGACGGCCTTATAGGTCTGACCTTCTTTCCCATTAAAAACTGAACTTTGATCAGTAACCGCCGATGGTAGAATTTTCTCAACTTCTTGAGCAATTACACCCGCAGACAATTTGCCATCTTCTTTATATGTGAAAGTATAACCACCCAACTGGCTTACCTTATCAAGCGCACCTGTGATTGGCTCTATGTTATCTTTCAAACGCTGATCGGACGGGACTGTTGTAGAATACGCAATAATATCGCCATCAACGTGTAAGTCACCCGCATCTGTAAGCAGCATATCTTCCGTTGTTGCGGTGTAGAAGCGGATACCATGACTTGCATCAAACTTGATGAAATCGTCGGTATTCCCAGTATAAACATCTAAGTTCGCATTGTGGCGACGATCAGTTTTAAGGTTAAACTCTAACTCAAAACTAGGCGCAGAGGTGTCTGTCCACTGAACATCAATACCGATACCATCATCGAACCTGATACTTTCTCCCGCGTCTATGGCTGTAGAGGTTGTTGCATCAGCATCGTAATAATAAAAAGTTGGCGTTGTTTCACTTACTGACGCAGAAGTTATTTGCGTGATGTGACCGTATCCATCAAGCGTAATGTCCTGTATAAATGTGTTTCCACTATTATTCACAGATGCCTGAGAGGATGTGTCAGCATGTGAAATTGTGCGGTCTGCTTCTAGCGTTCCACCGCCAGTCAAGCCGCTGCCAGCATTTATACTTACCGCGGAAGTCGCGTTCACCTGCGTGACGATAGTATCCAGAGCCGTGTTAATTGTGTCGCCCCAAGTGTCTTCTGAGCCGCCGACTGTTGGTTTAGTAATACTGATAGCCATGATCTAATCCTTTGTTATCCGCACAATAACACCTTATGCCGCTTCCGTCCATGTATTGGTTGCCGCGTCTGTTTGCTCCACCCATACCTCATCTGCCACCGTTTGCTCTGTATATACAGCGGGTGGCACATATGGAGACAAGAAGCCCCTGATTGTGAAATCTTGAAATGTAAGGGTAAACGTGCCGCTGTTGGCTGCGAAATAACGCTGAACAGTGAAAGTGAAATCTTGCCCTGTCGCTGTAAACGAACCAGACCCAGCAAGCATATTCAGTTGCGCTGTAACCGCTGCATCCTGACCAGATAGCGTGAACGTGCCGCTGTCTGGGTAGATGTTCATGTCCTTCGTGAAGGTGACATCGTATACAGTAGACGCAAACGTGCCGCTATTGGCGATTATGCCAAAGCCCTTCTTGAAATCTAGGTCATTGCTGTAGGTTAGAGCAAATGTGCCAGCCTCTAACGGGATACCAAAGTTGATGTCCAGTAAGATATTGCCAGCGTCAGTGCGCGTTTCTGTTTCCGCATCAGTTCCTGATAGAGCAAATGTGCCAGCGTCCGCTGAAATTTTTAGCTGCGCTGCAACAACAGCATCCTGCCCCGTAAAGGCAAACGATCCGCTGTCTATCTCAAGGTTGAGCTGACCCGTGACGCTTGCATCCTGACCAGACAGCGTAAACGACCCAGCATCCGCGACAAACGCACGTTGAACGCTAAACGTGATAGCCTGACCATCGCTGACAAATTCACCGCTTGGGTAAACGTCACTAATCAGCTTTGCAGCCCCGTGCATACTAAGCGTAAACGTGCCGCTTCCAGCAAGGATAGTTTTGTCGCCAGATGCGGTTGCGCCTAATGGTGCGGATGATAAGGGATTGAAGCCAAGCATTTAATGCACCTTTTTTTTCAAATTAGCATAAAAACTAATTTAACGCCACTGCGGCCCCGTGAACCACGCTACTAATGAACGCCGCACACCGTTGGTAACTGGCGTCACTCTGTGCATTAGATAACTAGGAAAAACTAAAACTGTTCCTTTTTCTTTTGCAAAGCTAGGTATCTGTTCCACTTCTAAAAACTCAAAGTCCCCACCTTCATATTCAGACGGGTCACTCAACTGAACAGTCATCGACAGCTTTCTGTCTGCACCCACTTCTCCATTCCAGTTTACGTCATGATGCCAATCGTACTTGCCGCCTTCTGACGCATGGTATTCAGTGTATTGTATTTCTGAATTAATCCCTACATCTATACCCATGACCTCTTTGGCCTCTGCAAGATATGGATGCAGTAAATTGTGAACCACTGGATTGCCAGTAAGCCATGCAACACGGCTTATTCTATGATCTAAGTTTTCACCGCCAAATGTTGTGGCCTTAATAGATTGCTCCGTTTCAGGTTGACTAAGTATTTTTTCAACATCAATCGAACCTTTCCAAAGACGCCAATGCTGTCTCATATCTCCCCCCTTTAGCTTGGCTGTGTCGGCCAAGTTACATTATGCGGAAATCCTGATTGCTGCGGAACATCCAGTAAAGCTGTTCGATAGTTAGACCACGCAGCCTGTTCTTCAGCCGTCATACCCGCCCAGCGTAGCGGATTTGAAACAATTGGATCAACTTCATTTTCTAAAATGAAATCACGCTGCGCCCTGACTGCTATCGCCGCCTCCGCGTCTAATTCTTCCTGCGTTGGTGGAACATATGGTTCAAAGTCGTCCCCGATTAATGTGAGCAAATCATAGTTATTAATCGTAGTGTCTGGGTCATAATTCGTAATTAAGTAGGGTATCCAACCATGCTCTGGGTGATTAATTTCAACGTCAATCATCGTATTTTCCGCATTCATTGAGCGCGCGTTTCTATATTCATTTATTGGTATACTCATAATTAAACCTAACTAATTCGAACCCATAGACCAGTTGTTGCACTGCTGCTGTTATTGCTCCAAGCACCATTCATGGTTCGCCATGTTCCAGACATTGCGTAACTACCAGTTTGGTTATACCAAGTGCCGCTGGTATATCGCGGTGTATCAGTTGTGTAAAACCTTGTGCCATACAGACCACTTGCTGTCGTGTTGTTGTTATACCTAGTATAGTTTTGAGGGCGACCCCATGTATAGCTGCCAACGGTATTATATGATGTGCTTGCTGCGCCTGTTGGACCTGTAGGGCCTGTTGGACCCGTTGGACCTACTGGACCCGTTGGGCCTGTTGGACCTACTGGCCCAGTTGGCCCAGTTGGCCCTGTTGGTCCAGTTAAGCCAGTATTGCCTTGGGGGCCTGTCGGGCCAGTAGGACCAGTGTTGCCCTGAATGCCTTGCGGGCCAGTTGGTCCTGTGGGACCAGTGGGACCAGTGGGACCAGTGGGACCTGATAGAGCTGCATTTGTAATAGTACCTTTGCGCCAAGCTGATGCGGATGCATCATAGACAGGGATGATATCAGAGCCAACGAATGATGTGGTGGTGCTTAAACCAGATAAAGCAGACGCAACATTCGCGCTATCCGTAACATCTGCGCCGTTTTCAATGCCATCTAACTTAGAACCATCCGCAGATACGTCACGACCATCGAACGCCTGACCCGCTGCAAACGTAATGGCACCAGTCATAGTACCGCCAGAACGCGCTAGTGCCGCATCCGCTGTCGCACCCTGTGCCGCTGTCGCGTAATCAGAGCTATCGAACGCTTTTACCTGTGCAAGGTTTGTCACCTCACTGTCCATCAAAGCGCCTGCCGCTGTGACGTTTGCGGTGTCTGTAACATCCGCACCGCTTTCAATCCCATCCAGCTTCGACCCGTCAGATGCAATGTCACGTCCGTCTACCGTGCCTGTTACAGTAATATTGCCAGTGACCGCTGCGCCAGATGAAGACACCGTTACAATGTCCGAACCTGCGTCCTGCAAACGGTTTAGGTCATCAGCAACCGCCGTGATAAAAACCTCTGCCGCGCCTGTAAGTGAAATAGCTGCGCCCGCGTTGCTGCTTTCGCTAGGTGTGCGCGTTAGGGACGTGCCTGTGGCAGAATATGTACCCGTGCCGATTTCCCAGCTAGTGCCGTCCTCAATGACGTACTGGACGACATCGCTATCAGCAACACCCGCATCAGCAAACGTCTGATAGCCGTCAACAGCGGAGCCAAGTGTGATGGTTCCACTGCCAGTTGTGGAAGTGTCCATCTTGGCCCTGTTAAAAAGTTTAGCCATGATGACGCTCCTATTATGTCAGAGTAAGGATACCGTTTGTGCCAATGTCGATTGTAAATGTATCGCCATCGTTCAGCGTCAATGATGAACCATAGTCGTAGTATCCAATAATTGGATCAGCAGGCGACGTTGGCGTATCATTGTAAACAACCACATAGCGGAACGGCGCGACTGATCCGCCTGACGCTGTAAGCACCAAGTCATCCGCTGATAGCTTGTATGTGCCGCCTGTCTGCGTCGATGTAACGTTCGCCAGTGTGCGTGACGATAGGTTTGTGTATGCGATCTCAGAGATATTCGCCAATACACCATTGCCATCCGCCGATGCATCCGTACCCGCTGTTGGGTCTGTGTTCGTCAGCGCAACGGCAAGTGTATCACTATCTAAGTCCATTGCGTTGGCTAGGTTGACCACAAAGTCATTTACCTTTGTAAAACTTGCCATTAGTAGCTCCTAATTTTCATACGGCGACCAGAGCCACCAGTTTTTGCACGCTCTGCATCTAAATTTATAGCAGAAACAGCCGATTGATACAACGCAGTCCAAGTCTGGATGCGTACATCCTCTTGCAAGTAAGGCGCAGTATGCAAAAGCGATCCATACAAATACGCATCTGGATAGTTTGTTAGCAGCCAGTTTGTGCTATTGGTGGCTAGGTCTGGTAAGGTTTCGTAATAGACCATCTCAAGATTGTAAGTTGCATCAGGCGTTGGATACACCTCAATAGACTGGTCAAGGATCGTAAAGTAACGAGGCCGCCCAGATGTGTTCAAAGCCTTAGCCCGCAAGTCTGACATTTCTTGAACGCCAACAATCTCCATAATCGACGTATCACCTGATGTCAGCGACATGCGGATTGGCTCAAGAAAGTTACTAGGTAACGCTGTGTATTGCGCATCAAGTGTAGCTGTGGCGCGGTCTTCTTGACGCCAGTGACGCACCTCACGGTTTAGCCTAGCTTCCGCCATCGTGATAAAATCAGGAATGACGCTGGTTAAATCATCGCGGTTCAAGAAATCCGCAATGCTTGCTTTTAGATCATCATAAGTTGCGAGTGCCATCTACCACTTTACCTTATCTGCCCAGTATGCCGCAGACATCTTGCCCTTGGCTATGTTTTTCGCATGACGCGCTTTAAACGACTTGGCGCGTTTTGTCATAGTCTTGTCGCCCGTCTTGCCCTGCTGGCCAAAGCGAATTGTCTTAACCTTATCGCCTTCCTTAGCCACAACTACGTGCGACTTAGTTTTGTGGCTTGGAGTGCGCTTGGGTTTATTATAACCCGATACTCCAGCGCGGGCGAGGCGGGGGTCTTTAGGCATTGCTAAAATTTACCACCGTTCTGGACATAAGTTGTATAAAGGTCTTGCATTGCGCTTTGATCAAATTCTTGGATTGCGTCTGGCTTCAAGTCCAATAAATCATTAATGAATTGATCCATCATTGCATCGTCATTCACATTTGCGACAGGAACTGGCCCTACATATGGCTCTAGCTCTGGGCCTCCCATTGTTGTGCCACGCCCTGAATAGGTCACAGGACGATCTGCTCCAGCCATTGTGCCACGCCCTGAATAAAGCAATCCTTGCTTGCCCTCCATTCCTAAATTACCGCGACCCGAATATGTCATCACCTCTGGTGATCCAGCCATCGTGCCGCGACCTGAATACTCCATGCCGCCGCGAGGCATATACATATTACCGCGACCAGAATATTGCTTAGCAGGAAGATTTGCATCCTCCATCGCTGCAGTGTTCTGCACTGTTGGTATAACGGGCGCAAGCAAACTTTCACTATATTCTGTAATGGGAGTACCCATTGTCATATTTGGACGCAACTGTGGCACAGGCGAGCTGCTTCGATTACGCGCAGACGTTCTAGCTGCAATCTCTTCTATCTTATTCTGCGCCTCATATGGCTTCATAAACAGATTGCCCAGCATGGACAGCAAGCCACCACCTTCAAAGCGATCACCTGATTTGCCAGCACCACCGCCGTCAATCATATCCAACAAGCCAGTAAAACGAGGGCCAGCGCCATCACGTCCACCGCGTAATGCATTGATTGCGCCCAAACCAGCTAATAAACCTAATGCCTGTCCTGCGTTCATTTCTTTTTACCTTTTTTGCTTTTGCTCAGCTTTTTCAAGTCTGCGCCAGTAATTTTCTTGCGTGGTGGAGCCACTGCAGCTAACTTTTTTTGCTTTGGGCTATACTTAGAATACGGCATTAGGACTTCACCTGCTTTTCCCATTCATAACACTTAACTTGCATGATTGTATACGTTGGATATTTCATCTGCAAAGACGGAACTCCGTTCTGCATAAAATCAGCAATGCATTCATTCTCATCAGCATACGCAGGCCCACCGACTGCAAAGCAGTAATTCTGAGCGCACAAGAGAACAAACGCGGTAAACATTACATCACTTGTACTTCTTACCCTGACACTTGCCAGCACGCTTACACGCTACAGGCGTTGGGCAACCTTTACATGGCTTCATAGCTAACTCCTTTTGCTGCAAACGTATCACATTAAGCTATTCCACGCAAATTCCTTCTAATTTCACCACGCCAGCTATTAAATGCACCAGATAAAGCAGTCGCAGCGTCACTCGCCATCGTCAAACACAGCGCATCAGCCAAGTCAGGCGAGGTTAAGCCACGCTTGCGCATCTCATCTTTACTCTCAGCTTTCATTTTACCACTAGAGGTAAAGCTATAGCGAATACTACTCAACTCTGCGATGAGCTTTTCATTCTTCGGTAGCTTGCAAGAGCGATCCTCTAGCCAAGCCTTCGTTTTAAACCAAAGCTCACTTCTCAAGTTTAGGTAAGTATCGCCCATGCTTGGCGCTTCAGCAACGTTTACGCCGCGCACAGGCAAGCCTAACTCACGCAGGCGATCCACCACACCTGAGCCTACGCCAATGCTGTCAACAAGGATTTGCTTGGGCTGTCTGCTGGGCGGCAACGCCTCATACTCAGCAACAACACGACCAACAGTCTGCATCAAGTCTAGCCCCTGCCACGCCATAATCTCGCTCACGACTGGCCCCTGCCTTTTACAAAGCGCAGTTTTGTCCGTCCCAAAGCGAGCTACGTCTAGCCCCCAAACTACTGTGGTGCTTTCCTCATCAATCTGCACGTCACGATGCGTGGCATTCTCAATAAGATGATACGGGATAATCGTGTCATCGTCAGCAAGCGGGAACTCACCCAGCACACGAATACGATACGCATTGCTTTCCTCGCCATATCGCTCACGCATCTCCTGAACAAACTCATCGCTCACCAAGGGACTATCCACGCAGGACCAACGGCGTGTCCACCAGCTATCCGCCATGCGCGTCTGGCTTTCAAAAAACGTACCGCTACTTCGCGTGGGGTTGCTCAGCATAATCGTAGTCGCGCTATGGCCCGACATAGACCCAGCCGCAGCCTCAAATACCTGCTCAGGCACACCAGAAGCCTCATCCACAACCAACATAACATGCTCAGAGTGAACACCAGCCAAAGCTTCAGGCGTTTCTGCGCGTGACGTTCTAGCAGAAATAAACATCTCGCTCTGCGCAGACATATGCTCTACACGGTCTGACTTTACATTCAGCACGTTTTGCAAGCTCTCTGGCAGCTCATTTATCCAACGTTTCAGCTCCGCAAACAGCGCGTCAAAAAGCTGGCTGCTAGTCGGCGCAGTTACAACAACTTTATTTGGGTAATGCATCAAAAAATACCATAGCATTGCCCACGATGCTGCTGTAGACTTACCAGTACCATGACCAGACCGAATGCTAATCTTTCGTTCGCCAGACGCAATCGCATCAAGAAATTCTGCCTGATACGACAATGGCTCCACGCCAAGCACCTCTTGCACAAATAAAGCAGGCTTCTTGCGATACCGCTGCACAAAGTCAATCATCGTATTTTCTGCGAGATTACTCATGGTCAATCACCTTGACCTTCCGCAGCGCATCTAAATGGAAATCACCAATATTAATGTTGATTTGCTGCTGGTTTTTCCCGCCGTATCGCTCAGGGTTATAATTGGCTGCGGCTAGGTTTTTCTGACCAATCTTCTGCTTGAGCAACCCAAGGTCAACCTGACTAACGTTGGCCTCACTTACATCCCGCGTGCTATCCTCATCAAGCGCCTCAAAAATCTCTCTCTGGCGGCGCTCATTCACTTCGTTCAGCAAATCAAAGGTGTCCTCAAAGTGCGCATCTGCAGCATGCAACCGCGCCTCATCCACCGCCTTAGTCAACTCTGGGTCTTTCAATATAAGATTGCGAAGAGTTCCGCGATGCATACCCATGTCTGCAGCAAGCGCTTTGATCGTCTTACCCTCAAGTAACCACTCACGCAAATAATCAGCACCACCTCTACTAGCAATCTCAGCTAAGCGCTGCTTCTGCAATGACTTACCAGCCATACCAAATCCTTCTGTGATTTTTTGCAAATTTTAACATGATACCACAATAAAGCAATACGTGGGGTGGGTGGGGGTGCTACAGGAAGGAAATGGGTTGCGCCACAGGGAGGGAAGGCACATCACGAGGTAGCACCCCTGCGAACTGTATAACACGAATTTTTCTGTGTGGGAATGTATTATAATAATAGGGGTAGGGGTGGGGGCTAGACGGGGGGGGGTTCCAGCGAAACTGGGTCCAGATTGAGCGATACTTTCGCGATACTTCGCATAATGTCGATTATGTTAAATTTATTATTGTGCAATATCAGTGACTTACCTGATTTAAGTCCAGTTTAGCTATATGGTTTAAGTCCAGTTTTCACCAATTCGGCAAAATGCTTGCTAAACTGAACGGTTTAGTTTACCCGCGCGCGCCCGTGTGCGACCGTGGCGTTAATGTGTGTTGCGCTGGTTTTGTGACGTTACGTCACTTTGTAGATTAGTGCATTCACAAATCAGTATTTATCGAATA